GTGTGCGCCTTGGCAAATTTAAAAGGAAAAGTAAAAAAGCTTCAAACTGCAATTGTACAGCGTGGACTAATTATAAAAATAAATCAGAATCAATTCTACAGTGAAGACCAGAAGCGCATGATCACAATTTACAGAATTATTACACCAGTGTACACCTTTAAGAAAAATAGACAAGAATGGAAAACGGAAGATTATGAGATTCTCAAAACGGCATCTATACCGGAAGTAATATTCTGCTTGCTTGAAATTTATAAGGAGGTAAGCAAATGACGAAATGCAGAGAATGCGGAAAGATACTGCCGCAGGAGCAGAGAATAGATATTTGTCTCGATTGTTCCAGAAAGAAAATTCAGAAACGGTTTCGAGATGATCCGGAGCTAAAAGATGTATTTAAAAAGACAATAGAGGAATTAAGAAAGCCGGAGAATGTAAAGAAGATGGCAGAGGACACTTACCGTATAGTAAATGCAATTAACGAAATGCGAGATGGGCGGTGAGCGGATGAAGGGAGAACTCACACAGAAACAGAAAGCATTTGCAGACGAGTATATAAAAAATGGTGGGAATGCCACACAGGCATATATAAGCGCAGGCTATAGTGAGAATGGCGCAAATCGAAGTGCTCAAAAACTGCTGTCAAAAACTGTCATAACAGAATATATAGCGGAAAAAATGGAGCAAATCGAGAAAGAACAGCACAGGGATATCATGTCGCTAGCAGAGATCCAGGAGCGAAGAAGTAAAATAGCAAAGGGTGAAGTCGTGGACGGTCTTGGATTCTCTCCAGATTTCTCCGATCAGCTTAAGGCAATGGACGGACTGGAGAAAGCTTTGACGATTGCAGAAAAGCATAAACTTGAAGCAGAAGAAAAAGAGAAGAGAGAAAAGGCAGCACTCTGGACGATCCCTATCACAGACATAACATCCGACTTTGTGGAAATTTACAGAACGGTGCATGAAGCTTTTACTGGAGAGATAGACATACACGAGATCATATCGAAGGGTGGGCGCGGCTCTATCAAGTCTAACTTCTGGGGAGACTTGGCATATGAGACCATTCGGCAGGATCCTCAGGCGCATATCGTATATACCAGACGATATAAGGTCGACTTGCGAGGATCAGTTTATAATCAGTTTATGAAGGTCGTGATCCGGTGTAATGATCTGGATAACTGGGACTTTAAGCAGTCTCCAATGTGTGCGGTGTATAAGCCGACCGGGCAGATGGTAATGTTTGTGGGAGCAGATAAGCCGATCAGCTTGAAATCGTTCAACGTTCCCTTCGGATATGTGAAGCTTTTAATCCATGAAGAGTGTGACGAGATGGCAGGCGTTGAGCAAATGGATAACATAGAGGATACATTTCTGCGAGCAGATACACCAGCACTTGACATAAAAATCTTCAATCCTCCAAAGTCAAAAAATAACTTTATGAATGAGTACACTGAAGAATGTAAAAATAAGCCACAGACACGGATCTGTCACAGCTATTATTATAATGTCCCGGTGAAATGGTTAGGAAAACGATTCTTCGAACGTGCGGAGTGGTTTAGGATTCATAAACCATTATATTATAAAAATAACTACTTAGGAGAAGTTACTGGAACAGGCGGCGGCATTTTTGACAATTTAGAAATCCGTAAAATATCGGATGAAGAGTTAATGACATTCGATTTAATAAACCACGGCTTAGACTTCGGATATACCCACCCACAGGTTTTCAGTCAGAATTATTATGATTATGAGACGGACACACTTTACATTTTCGGCGAGGTTTATTCTAAAAAGTGCAAAAACTCTACCTTTGCCAGAAAGATAAAGAAGTTTATGAATGTGGAGATCATTTGCGATTCTGCCAGACCGGACGGAATAGCAGAGATGCAGGACTGGGGTTTTAATGCGATTGGGGCAAAGAAAAGATGGGGGAGCGGAAAAGGAAGAGATTACTGCTGGGAGTGGTTGCAGCGGTGCAATAAGATTGTCATTGATCCGGAGCGATGCCCGAATACAGAAAGAGAGTTTACAAAGGCAGAGCATGAGCAGCTTCCAGATGGTTCATTCTCGGATGCATACCCGACCTTAGAAGAAGACACGATTATGGCAAACATTTATGCATTAAACAGGATTATCATGACCAGCCGAAGGAATGACGGTCTTTATGATGATGAGGAAGATGAGGAGGAAGAAGAATATGAAGATTAACGTACTGGGAACTGAATACACAATAAATGAAGCTACGGAGAATGAAGACCCAAAACTTACCGGCAAAGACGGATATTGTGATAGCAGTACAAAAACATGTGTAATCGACAGAATGGAAGACACAGATATTAATTCAAAGGGGAACATGGAAGAATATAAAAAATCTGTCAAAAGGCATGAATTGATCCACGCATTTTTGTATGAGTCCGGTCTTGATAGCTGCAGTTGGGCGAATAATGAAGAATTAGTGGATTGGCTTGCTATTCAGTGGCACAAAATTAGTGTGGCATTTGAACAGATTGGAATTTAAGGCGGTGGTTGCATGAAATATTATGTTGTAGTTGAAAAAGACACAAGAGAAGTGCTTGCGTGTATTTCAGATAATAGCAAAGATGATATTCTTCGGAAGGATGTTGACTTGAAAGTATACGAAGGTACAGAGCCAGTATTTACCGAGACAAATCACGGAATTTTTCTGAAAGATAATGCATTTACTATGATTTTATA